CCTCTTCGCCCACGACCCCCTCGGCCCGTCTGGTGATGGCTCGGATGGGTTGATTGCGTGTGGTTCGTTTACGACGGATGGGAGTGCAATTGCTTCGGTGACACTCGGGTGGGAACCACAGTGGGTATTGGTCAAAAGGTCTGACAGTAGCACCAGTGGTGACTGGTATTTGTTGGATACCATGCGGGCTTATTGTGTCGAAGGTGGAAATAATGATCGCTCGTTGAGTGCTAATACCAGTGCGGCGGAATCGTCTTTGAATGGACTTGGCGGGCCTACTTCTACAGGTTTCATAGCAAACGGAATCGCATCCAGTTCAAACTTCATCTACATCGCCATCCGCCGTGGCCCGATGCGGGAACCTACGAGTGGGACGCAGGTGTTTTCTCCTGTTGTCTACACGGGTACAAATGTGGACAACCGCCTGATCAACGCGGGCATACTCACCGACATGGTGATGATAAAGGAGCGCAACGATACTGTCGATGGCATGGTGACGGGCGACAGGTTGCGCGGTAATCCGTATTTGCTGACAGGCACTACCGCTGCGGAGGTTAATGATCTTGATAGCTTGATGACGCCCACATCGGGAGTTGGCAATGCCTTTGCTGCCATGAATGGCGTCGGTGTTGGCAGAGACCTTACATCTAAAGTCAACAATGACGTTGTTGCAGACAATCACGTTGCATGGGCCTTCCGCCGTGCGCCCGGCTTCTTCGATGTGGTGGCGTATGAGGGGACGGGGGTAGCGGGCCGCACTGTGCCGCATAACTTGGGTGTTGCGCCTGAATTGATTATTGTGAAGCGCCGCACTTCGACCGCTAGTTGGAGCGTGTATTATGGTGATAATACGGACTATCTTCTTCTAGACACTGTTAACGCAACGGCCGATGACGTTGATTATTGGAATGACACCAGTCCAACAGCTACTGCGTTTACTGTAGGTACGAACGCAGACGTAAATGGGATTTTCGCTGGAGAGGGCTTCCCCTACATCGCCTACCTCTTTGCCTCTCTCCCCGGCATCAGCAAGGTGGGCAGCTACACAGGCAATGGCTCTAGCCAGACGATCAACTGCGGCTTCACGACGGGTGCAAGGTTCATCCTTATCAAGCGCACGGACAGCACGGGTGATTGGTATGTCTGGGATACGGCAAGAGGTATCGTCACGGGCAACGATCCGCACTTGAGCCTGAACACGACTGTCGCAGAGGTGACGACAAACGACACGATTGACCCGGATAGCACTGGCTTCATCGTCAATCAGGTTGCTGCCACAAACGTAAACGTCAATGCTGCTACCTACATCTATCTGGCGATTGCCTAAGAACCATATCACCCCCATCTGAAAGGATCAATCTCATGGGCGAATACAGACACAGAGTAACTGGTGAGGTGAAGACTCAGGGGGAGTGGCGTTCAGCTAACCCTCAAATCTCTCTGCCTCGCACTTGGAACCAAATTGTACTTGATACACTGAACATTGAGGCTGTCTTTGAGTCACCTCAACCTGAAGCTGGAAAATACCAGACCGCAGTTCGCAATGGGGTCAAAAAAGACGCCAAAGGCAACTGGGTGCAGGCTTGGGCCGTCGTTGACATGTTCAAGGACGATGCGGAAGGCACCAAGGCTGAGAAAGAAGCTGCATATCAGGCTGGTCTTGACGCTGAGGCTGCAAAGGGTATCCGTGCTGAACGTAATCGGCTGCTCTCTGAGAGTGACTGGACGCAGGTACTTGATGCTCCTGTAGATCAAACTGCTTGGGCTACCTATCGTCAGGCTCTTCGGGATATTACCTCTCAGACAGGTTTCCCTAGCTCTGTCGTTTGGCCCACAAAGCCCCAATAAGCACTTGCATAAATTCTTTGCCTGTAATATACTAGACTGATAAATCGGAGAGCTTCTGTGGATTTCGACAACAACCAAAAATTTAGCCTACTCTCTAAGATGGGTTATACTGGTCCTGCAGAGGGTCCAGCAATGGAGGCTTTCATTCAGTCCAGTCCGGGTGTAGCTGCTCGTATGGGTAAGTTCTCTCGTGCTCTCCAGAAGCGTACTGGTGCAGCTACTAGTGGTATGGCTGCTGGTGGTACCGTTACTGGGAAATTCACTGTGAGAAGAGTGGGTGGACAAGGAGATTGGGAATACCAAGTTAGGGGTCCAGACAACAAGATCGTAGCAACACACTCTACGCAAGCCAAGGCTGATGCAGATGCCAAGGCAAGAAACGCTGCTGCTGCTTCAACTGCCCCTACGACAGGTACTACGACAGGTACTACTACAGGTACTACTACAGGTACTACTACAGGTACTACTACAGGTACTACTACAGGTACTACTACAGGCACTACACCCACCACTCCTGCTGCACCTGTTCCTTCTCCGGGTACTGTGTTGACAGAGGCAGTTATCAAAGACCCTTCTAAGCTGGTTAGTACTGCTCCTGTAACTACTGCTGCGGCTACTCCCGATACGTTGGTTGATGCTTCCGCAGGGCAGGCTGGTGCTGTCACGATGGGTCCAACCCAGACTGCTGAGGCAACTACTGCTGTGGCACCGACAAAGATCGAACCTGCAATGATGACGGCAAAGACTGTAGCTGCAGATGTTGCTAAGGCTGCTGGGGCACTAAAACCTGAACAGGGCACTGTCTCTGAGAAAGCTCTTGCAGAAGCTGCACAACAGACAACAAGCTCTATTGCCAACATGCAGGCAGATCAGGGTGCAGCATACATCCTACAGAACCCTGTAAAGAGAGAAATCCAAGCTGGGGAAATGATCTCTGGTAGTGCTGTTGATGCTACCAAGGTTAGTGATTATCTTGCCAGTGTCCAAGCTGCAGAGGCTACTCCCTCTCAGAAGGCTACCGTGCAGGGACAACTCTCGGAGCTTATGACCCAGTTCGAGGGTGGTAAGACGCCTGCGTGGGCTGCTGGTGCTATGAGGGCTGCTCAGGCTACTCTGTCTCAGAGAGGTCTTGGTGCATCCTCTATGGCTGGTCAGGCTGTCATTCAGGCTGCGATGGAAGCTGCCCTCCCTATTGCTCAGGTTGATGCTGCTACCTTTGCTCAGTTCGAAGCACAGAACCTCTCCAATAGACAACAGACTGCTCTCTTTGCCGCTCAGCAACGTGCTGCTTTCTTGCAACAGGACTTCGATCAGACTTTCCAAACAAGAGTTCTGAACGCTGCCAAGATTGCTGACATTGCCAACCTGAACTTCACTGCAGAACAGAATATTGCTCTGGAGAACAGTCGTGCAATCAACACAATGAACATCGCCAACCTTGACGCAAGAAGTGCTATGACTATGGCCAAGGCTGCTGCACTGGCTAACTTGGATATTGCCAACCTCAACAACCGTCAGCAGGCTGCAGTCCAGAACGCTCAGGCTTTCTTGCAGATGGATTTGACCAACTTGGATAATCGTCAGCAGACTGCTATCACAAAGTTCCAAGCCAACGTCCAAGCACTGCTCACTGACTCTGCTGCAGAAAATGCTGCCAGACAGCTTAATGTGACGAGCAAGAATCAGGCAGATCAGTTCTTTGCAGATTTGTCCGCTCGTACCAGCATGTTCAATGCAGAGCAAGTCAACTCAATGAGACAGTTTAATGCTGGTGAAGCCAACGCCAGTGCAAGACTGAAGTCACAACTGGATGCTGCAAGAGCAGAGTTCAACGCTAAAAGCTCCCTTGAGATTGCTCAGGCAAATGCTAAGTGGAGACAGGACATTACCACTGCAGCAACGCAAGCACAGAATGATGCTAACCGGGATGCAGCCTTGGCAGCTAACACCATGACTGTTAAAGCTATGGAAGAGGTCTGGCAGAAAGAGCGTGATACAATGGCGTATGCCTTCACTGCACTTGAGTCTGAAAAAGATCGGGCTACAGAACTCTTGTTGGCAGATAAGAAAGAGGCTGCTGCAGAGAGTGCGGGTAGGGCTTCCTTCTTCACAAAGCTTATTTTTGGATTCTAGTCTTAAGGAATAAAGATGGACTATAGTAGAAGCTATAAAACTGCCACATCCCTCGTGGATAGGATTAGAGAGGCAGCTACTTCCGGTGAGAGGGTTAAGGCTGGTAGTGGTCTTGCTGCTCGTGTTGCAACGACAGAACAGAAGCTTGCTGGCTACGAAGAGGTCATGGCTCAGTACATGGGTTACTCTCGTGAACTATTTGCACCTGTTGCATCCAGCAGACAAGAAATCCAATCGTACCTCGACACTCCCGCAAGCTCTCCCTTCCCTGAGAGAAACCCTGAGAACTGGAAGTCTACACCTCTGATGGGTTCAATCTCTGCAGAGATCACTGACGAGAATATTCGGCGCATCCTTGAGACAATCAAGGGCAGAGAGTCTGGTGGAGACTACCGTGTGCAGAATGCTAAGGGTTCTGCCTCTGGTGGCTATCAATTCATTGACTCCACTTGGGAGAGCCTGTCAAGCAAGTACGGGATTGGTACAGAATACAAGTCAGCCAAAGAGGCTCCCTCGGAAGTTCAAGACATGGTTGCAGCAGCATACGTCAAAGATATTCTGGCTGAGAACAACAATGATGTTACAAAAGTCCCTGTTGTGTGGTATACTGGAAATGCCGCTGGCCAAATGAGTGAAGAAGCCTTGGCAGTAAACAATGGTCTCACCGCTGCTGAGTATCAGACCAAGTGGATGAGAGCCTACAATAAACTTTCTGGAGACTGAGAATGAGAAACTTTAGCGGGCCTATCCCCGGTCAATCTCTTACCACACCGCCGAAGGGTTTCCCTTGGGAGCGTCCCCCTGAGATTGTTGATCCAGAAGAAGCCATCCAGATGCACTTGGCTCGTCTCTCTGAGCCAGAGATGCTTGAGGGTATCCTTGATCTGATCGAACTGGACAATCTGGATTTGAAGACCATCACTAACGGTGTCATGCGTGGTGCTGTCTCTCAGGGTATGCACTCTATTGATGTTGCTCTTCTTGTCGCCCCTGTTGTGCATGAGTTCATTAAGCAGGGTGCTATCGCCTTTGGTCTTAATCCTGAGGATGGGTTTGACGACAAAGAAGAGAAGGCTGAGTACAAGAAGTCGAGAGACACTGAGCTTGCAAAGAAGATGATTAAGGGGATGGGCAAGGCACCACAGAGAGCAGCTAAAGAGGTTCAAACCATTTCTGCCGCTGAAAAGGTGTCCACAGGAAAGCCTAAGGGTCTGATGTCGAGAGGAGAAGTGTAATGGGTTTCTGGCAGGGTATGAATGAGGGCCTGACCTACGTTCTAGACAGAAAGGCTGCAAGAGAGGCTGACGAGAAAGCCTACGCATTTGAGAGAGAGAAGTACCAACGGACTCTCCTTGAGAACCGCAGAGAAGCCTATTTGGAATTGGCTGCAAAGAGAGCAGAGAGAGAGGCCGCTCAAAATGCTCAACTTAGCATGGGTATTGGTCTGGGTCTTACAGAGACTGGTGCGATCCTACTGCAAAACAGTGGTCAGCTTGGCTTTTTCCTAGATCAGTATGATAAGAATAAGAAGGTTGACCCTGAGTACGTCAAAGACCTGAATGTCTTTTTGGAGGACAAACTTAAAGAAGCTGGCAGCGACACTTTTTCTCGTGCTATGGTCCTTGGTGTTTCCACTGAGAGAGACACGAAAGACCCAGAGCAGTCAGTGCTTGCTATGGTTGAAGCCATCTATGGTGCTACCTCCTCGGAAGAACTGGACGAGATCAGTAAGGGCCTCTATTCTTCGGATACCTCCACTTCGATACCTCCCTTCAAGCTGGACTTTAGCTACGTTTCTGGCGCAGAAGAGACTGAGACCAAGAACATCCGCTCCGAGATTGCGACCAAACTGCAGCCCTATTTCACAGATGCTTTCATTCAGAACCCTGAGACGGGAGAAGTTACTATCTCTCAGAACGCAGATAGAAGCGTTGCAGAACTGTTCAGTCTGGCAGAAGAACGTGCAAGAGACATGGCCTTTGGTCCTACTCGTAGCATGACACCCACAAATGCAGCCGCACAAGTTGCAAAGAATATCCAGACTGCAGTGACCACCGCTAAGACTGTTGGTGCAAAAGACCTCGTGATTAACTTTGATGCCGTTATGGTTGACCCTGTGACCTTCTCGCAGAACTTCACTCCCATCGAAACAACTCCACCTCCGGGAATTACCCCAGAGCAGGAAGTGGAACAAGTTGGTGATGCTCTAGGCAACTCTTTCTTTAATATCATCGAAGAAGAAGAGAAAAAGAGAGTCAAGTAATGGGCAGCTACCTTGAAGAAGTGGACGGCAAGTACTTCACCGATTTTGTCAGTAACCCAGAGTTTCAGAGAGACCTTGTAAGATACTTCCGTGGCTCTCGCTATGGGATGACTGCTGAGGAAATGAAGGAACTTGGGGCAGAAGGTTTGGCAGAGAAGTTTGTCGAACACATGCGCTGGCAAGACACTAACGAACTCACTGCCCTAAAAGACTACAACTACGTGCAACAGGAAGACCTTCCTACAGAGGAACTGGAATCCTTTGGCAAGTTGATGATGGCCTACGACAGAGCCGAGGGTGGTGGCACAGGGAAGCTCTCTGGTGCATGGGACTACTTGTCTGCCTTTGCTACCTCTCCCAGCACCCTTGCTACTGTAGGCACTGCTGGTTGGGGCATTGGCTCTAAGCTTGCTACGAAGGCATCTGGTAAGGCTGCACAGCTTGCAATGCGTCAGACTATCTCTGACCTTGTTCGTAAGGGTGTTGCTACCAGTGCTGTCAAAGATCAGGTTGCAGGTACAGTCGGTAAGCAAGCTATCAAGGGTGGAGTTGCATCTGCCGTAGTTGAGGGTGCTCTTGGTGCTGGTCAGGCTGGCCTGCAGGGGGAGACACGTGAGGTTGCTGCTGGGATTGAGTACACCACGGGAGACCTTCTGCGTGATGGTGCTATCTCTGCTACCATTGGTGGTGCTCTTGGTTCTGGTGTTCGTGCTCTGGATACAAAGACCCAACGTGCTGTTGTGGACAGGATTATCTCTCGTGATGCCTCTGCCACAGCAAGGAAGAAAGCAGGCAATGAAGCTGCAAAAGAGACCATCTCTGCAGTAAGCCCAGACAAAGCCTCTAGTGCTGCTGATCGTGCTGTAACCGCTGCTCTGAACCTGCAGGCACGTTTTGATGGTGTACAGCTTGATCCTCTTGATCCTAAGTTGGTAGAGAAGGGTGACTTGCTCAAGAAGGAAGTTCTCTCTGGGAGCGTTGACAGACTTGTTACCGCTAACCTTTCCGTAGACACACTGAGAAGCATCACTGCTGCTACCGTCGATCTTTCTGAAAGCCTGAACATTGGCCCCAATGAGCGTATCTCTTCTGCCGTTGCAAGAGGGATCAAAGAGGGTAAGATCGACAGTGGGTATCTTAGCTCCCTGCGTGACAAGTACAACCTTACAAAAGAACAGACCTCCTACATCTTCTTGGCTGATCTCTCTCAGGCTGGTAAGACCTTGGCAGAGGCAAGCTACATCAGCAAGTCTCAGGGTCGTAAGGCTGCGAAAGAGACTGCTAAGAAGGGTATTGAGGCGACGACAACAGACCTAGACTTCTTGGCTGAGAATGGTCTTGAAACTCTGGCTGATGCTGAACTCCGTAAGGCTGCTGCAAGCGTCTACAAAGATAAAGGTAATCCTGTCTACCGTGCGCTGCAGGAGGCAGACTCTATCCGTATTGCCTTTATGACCTCTCAGCTTGGTACCACTGCTGCCAACACCATCACCTCCACAGGCAACCTCATCATCGACATGTCCGACCAATTCTGGAAGAACGTGGCCAATGTGACCCTTGGTAAGAAAGCTGGTGATACTGTTCAGCGCCGTTGGCTTGGTGGTACTCTCTCCACAATCAAGGGTCTGTCTTGGAACAAAGAGGATGCTAGGTTGTTCAGAGAAGTGTTCTTGGAAGAGCAACCAGAGCAATACTCTCAACTGTTTTATGAAGCCTCTCGTGCAGAAGTAGCTACTGAGGGAACCTCCCGCATGGCCAGAGTGAGCCGGGGTGTCAACATCCTTAACTCGACCATCGACTCTGTGTTCAAACAGGCTACTCTCTATTCCAGTGTAGATAGACAGTTGCAAGAACTTGCTGACCCTGCTCTGGGCCTGAACCTTGGGGAGTTCCTAAACAAGAAGCTCCCTCTGGATAGTCTCCCAGAAGGTGTCTTGGCCAAGGCCACTGATGATGCCCGCAGGTTCACTTTCCAACGCTCCTACAGGGGTGACAAGTCTGCATTTGGTACTGTGGCTCAGAGTGTCATTGATGCTCACCACAAGCTTCCTTTCGTCGTTTCTGCAGGTGCAGGTATCCCCTTCCCGAGATACATCGCCAACCATCTTGAACACATCAATGACTATACCCCCATTGGTATCGTTACTGGTGGCTTGAACAGGTACGATGATACGGTGTTTGGTGATTTCAACAAGACAGGTGCAGATCGTTTTGCAAGACAAATGACAGGTGCCTCTCTCTTCATGCTGGGTGCATATACTGCTGCATCCACAGGGGGTACTGTTGACTATGACAAGATGCAGACAGAGACTGGTGTTGTCGATCTGAGCCGTACTGCTGGCCCTTGGCTGATGAACCTGTATCTGGGTGATCTCTACTATCGTTGGAAGAATGATCTGCCTACAAAGAAAGTCCTCAAAACCATGATGGACATTTCCATTGGTCAGACTGATCTTGGCATCTCTGCACCCTTGCTTGTGGAGATTGGGAAGAGCTACGATGAGGGTGGGATAACTCTTGGTCTTGCTAGGTCTCTGGGTGACGTTGCTGCTACCTTTACGTACCCTCTGACCCCTACCAGAGACTTCTTGGGACAGGTTGATCCTGACTTGGTTACAACTCCCTACACGAGAGAAGTGTTTGGTGGTAGCCTTGAAGAGCCTGAGACTTTTGGTGAGGGTAACTATCTGGACGAAATGCTCCGTAGGGCCACACGCTTCTTGCCCGAGGTGGACTTTGTTCAGTATGCTCAGAGTTACAACGGCAAGACTTCTATCCCTTACTACAGCCCCTTTAGCTCTACTCCTATAGGTGCTCTTGATCCACTCTCCAAACAACTTGGTATGCAGTCTTCGAGAAAGCCCAACGAACTGCAAAAAGAGATCAGCCGTATGGGGCTGAAAGAGTTTGAACTCTACGGCAATAAGACTGTGGAGAACCCTGCAGTGGATGTTTTTGTCAGAGAGATGTTGGGGAAGAACCTGCCTCAGAAGTTCTTTGCTTGGAAAGAGCAAGTCAAGCATGGTGGTAGGTTTGCAGATCAGACCTATGATGAGATCGAAGACAACGACACTAAACGGTTCTTGTTGGAAGAGTTCATCAAGAGTGAGATTACTGCCGCCAAAGAGCAAGCGTCTGCTGGGTTCGAAACCCTCTTGCAAGAGAAGCCCAAAGTGGCTGCAGGGTATGTCCGTAACCTGTACGTTATCTCTGAGAAGCAGGCTATCTCGGATACTGGTGACAAGGGTATCTATGACACTGCTGTGAATACCTTCACTCAGGGTAACTTTGCCAGTGCTGCAGACTACCTTGGAGACTCCGATAGCATCCTTGAAGAGCTTCTTCGAAGACAGGAGATTATGACTTGGGCCAAGAAGATGGGCACAGGGTTCGTAGGTTTCCCAAAGGAACGCATTGAATAAGCAAAAAGAGAGAGGCCCCTCGCGGGGCCTTTTTCATTAAGTTTAGTCTTCAAGCATGTAGTCAGCCCACTCTTCGGCTTCCCTCTTGATCTCTTCCCTTCTTACGAGGCCAGTAGACCTTGATAGGAGTGCGTTCATGGCCATTCCCATCAAGTAGATTTTAGAGGTCATGGGCTTAGGAGGTACACTATGCCTCTTCTTTGCTCTGAACTCCTTGGCCTCTTCTTCGATTTTCATTGTCTCTGACCCATTCCAAGTTTCGAGAATAGGCTTTGTTGAATCCAAACTCCCAGTCTCTGTACTTTGTTGTGTCTTTGTGGTACGGGTTTGTGGTCTGCCCTTTGCCAAAATCTTTGTATCCTTGTTCAAATGCGTTCATCAATCGTCTCCATGAAGCGCCCAGATTGTAAATACTGTCAGTGCTAGTAACAGTAAACTCTCAGTCATGCAGCATCTCCCCACTTGTGGCAAGTGTATATCACTGTGTGGTCTGGTATCTCACCCTTTGCAGCAGCTTCCTGATTCATCGTAATCCTGCTTTCTGCTGCCTTGTTGCACTCCTCTGCACTAAAGAACACATCTGGAGGAGAGATAGTCCTACATTCATCCAGAGTGCAGATGAGGAACAGAAGAGAGATCATGTTTGCTTCTCCATGAAAGCTATCAGTCGCTTGTGATACCACTCTGCTTTACGCAAGTCTTCCAAACCATTCTTGTAACGCCAGCGATGATTGTACTTAGCAATGTTCCCACGCAGGTAACCGATGTACTCGTCTGGGCTTAGGAAGTCTTCAATGTAGTCGATACACTCAATCTTCCCTTGGCCGTAGTGTGCAGGGCTGTTCACCATGTCTGTCGTCTGACTTGCTGTCGTTGTTGTCATAGCTTCTCTTCCTCGAATGCCACGATCCACTGCTTACAGATGTCACTGCGAACAATGTCATCCACTCCGAACTCAATGACAGGCACAGGCAGCTTGTGCTTCTTGGCAAGATGGATAATCGCTGCTAGGCCCGACTTACCACCAATGTCTGACTGCTTAATGTCACCGTTGACTACAACTTTACAGTCTTTTCCGATCCGAGTCAAGAACATTTTGACCTCAGCAATGGAAGTGTTCTGTGCCTCATCTAAGATGATGAA